TGCATTTGCTGGGCCTTCCAGCTCAAGGATGCTGCCGTCTGGTGCTTCGACGCGATAGATCGGCATGTTATTGACCCTCTACGCCGAGAACCCGGAACCCTTGCGGAGCCGTTGGGGCTGCCTCGGTTGCTTCCTGAGCCGCTGGGCGATCCGGCATAACGTCAGGCACGCCAAACTTATCGGACAGAGTGGACCGAGCCTTGAGCATAAGTCGCTGGGCTTCTTGCACGTTTGCGCGCAGCTTTTCGGGAGACTGGCGCAGGCTTAGGTTGGCCAAGGATGCCTCCAGCTTCTTGCCTTCCGCCTCGGTCAGCGCGCCAAGCCCTTTCATCGACGGAACCTGCGACAGAAACGCTTGGGAACTGAGCGTCTTCAATGTCTCTTCAAAGTCGGCAACGTCTTGGTCATAGGTAGGCAGAACAGAGCTGACAGTACCTGTCGCGGACTCATAAACATCATCCGGCGCATTAACCACCTTGTCGGCAGTGTTCAGGAAGTTGTCAATAGTCGCACGACCAGAACTAACCTCGGCAGTCTTGGCGCCTAGTGCAGCGTCGCGCTTCATTTCAGTGTCAACGATCTTCTGTTGCAATTCCTGCTTCTTGAGTTCGTTCTTTTCTTTCGACAGCTGCGCATTCATCAGCGCAATCGAGGCATTTTGACGACCGAGGCCAATGTCAGACTGTAGCTTGGCAATGTCCCAGCCGCCTTTAGCCAGATCCTGAGCGGCTTTCGATTCTGAAAACCTCGCTTTCACGCCAGCGGCGTGTGCTTTTGCCTGAGCCTCCGCCTGAATCTGCATTTGTTTTTCTTGCGCAGGTGAAGGCGGAATGCGTGATGTGAAGTATTGCGCTGTTTGCGCCATGAACTGCGCGGCCTGCTTGGATATTGCGTTTTCAATTTCCGGAGGTATTTGATTGGTCGAGTCTCCGTCATCGGCATACAGATCGAGTGGCGGTAATACGGTTCCGCTCATCTGCTGCATCTGATTGTAAAGCTCATACGCCTTATGCTTTGCAAGATGCTCCATCATTTTCATGGTTAACTGCTGCACAACCATATTGTCCGGCAGGGTTTTATAAAACTCAATCTGCGCCATATGTACGGCATAGTGGGCTTCATGGTCTTGGTCTTGAAAAACCTTAGCGCCCTTGCCCGCCATGATACGCGCACCTTCGGTGATCGGATCGCAGCGCGGAATCTCTTCCTGTTTGTTAAGGAACTCATCAGGATTTGAAACACCAAGGTCACGCAACATCTTATCGTGTATGCGCTCTTTGTTGTATAACTCAGGGTTTTCGTTGGCCAATTGCATGATTGCCTGGTCTTGGGCAATTTTCTGCTGAGTGCTAACAATGTTGGGGTCTGAAACTGGAAGAATGAACACCTGCTCATCGGAATAGTCAGCGGCGCTAATGCGCTCGCTCCCGCTGGCAGTGTGGAAATAAATTTCGTTTTCTGGCAGGTACTCGGCGTTAATCTCAGCGCGGATCCTAAATTCTTTACCCTGCGCACGATGAAGGCGGCGATGAATGCCGCTCATTACTTTCGTTCCCTGCTCGATCAGGGCAACGGTGGTGCCAACCGGACCATTCGCAGGGGAATCTCCAACAACCGTCTCAGTGGTTCCTGCGTACCTGCGGCCATTTTCCTCCATCATCTGCAAAAGCTTGAAAAGAGCTTCTGATGGCTCTTTGAATGGAGGTACGAAGAAAGCGTTTTTTAACTCTTCGGCAGTGAGATTGACATCAAGCCATTGACCGGGCTGCAACTCATACTCACCGGCAGGGAATTTTGCATCCTTACTTTTGAATCCGCCTTGCAGTGTAGCAAAGCTCGCGGCATCAAGAAGCGCACGCAATGATCCCGTGCAGGATTCGGCAATACCGCCAATGGCATGGACAAGCCCAAAGCCGTATATGCCAAGGCCGGGAAGATACTTGTAGTGCGTAAGATATTTGCGACGGCGCTTCTTTTTGTCCGTAATGCGCCAGCCGCGGCGAACAGCAAGAACCTTAGACGATTCTTTTTCAACGGTAACAATCCAGGGCAGCGGAACATCACCCTCAAATCCCTTAATGTCCCTGTATATGTATGACTCAATAATGGTGTGGCGTGGGGATTTTTCGAGGGAAACAGACTGTTTGCCATCGGCAATGTCATAGGTGCTTTGCAGATTATCGCTTTGTGAGTCATACACTTCATCGATCGGCTGCGTAAGGTCAACATCGCGCCACATTCCAGAAGCGATATAACGCTGCACATCGTTGTTATGCATTTTTTCTTTGATGGCAAAGCGTGGGGTAGACTCAAAACTTGTTGCATTGTAAGGCATTAATACGTTTTCAGCCCTCACAAAACGCGACGTGGTGTATTCAAGCTCATCATCGTAGTACGTTTTTTTAAATGCAGATCCGGCAAGAGGAAGATAAAACAGTAACTGATCCATCTCATCTTCGTAGCACTCATCCTCTACCGTAATCTGGTAGTTCATGTGCTTTTCTACGCGCTCTGCTTTTTCGCGCTTTTCTTCGTTATCCTTGCCAAGAACGACCGCTTTAACGGGGCCACCTGGCGGCAGTAGTTCGGGATAAGCACGCGCATTAAACTGCACAACGGCTTCGGAAATCAGTGGGTGCGTAATGGTAGAGGCGCCTTTAAACGGAAGCTCATTCTTGCCAGGAGGGACAATGCCGATAATCTTTAAGCCCTCTTCCATCCTCCTGCGCCAAGGTTCAGCGCTGGTTTCGTCGGATTCGGCCAAATCAATTATCTCTATCGCAAGCGCATTGAGATAGGTTTCATCGATATACTCAGCAAGATTCTCGTTGTGATCTTGTGGCGATTCGCTGCTCTTTGTCTTTATCTGTTTGGCCGCGAAATCGAGGGGGCTATCCCCAAGCGTAACAATGGTGCTACCATCTTCAAGGTTTTGCACCAGTGCGTCATCCATAAGTGTTTCTGATGGAGTGTTTCGTGTATCGATATTGACAACGGTTGAACCCTCATCGCCCATCTCAGCCGCCTTAGCAAGCTCAGTGTAATCTGAATAGGGAGGCTTTCCGTTTACCTCTGATCCAGCATAATCAAATGGGGAGGGTGCATAAATACTATCGCCAACAAATGAGCCAATGCCCTTTTTGCGATAAGTCTTCTTTGATGTGGTAACTATTTTCTTTGCCATAACGCCACTTTTGAGTGATTCGATATGACTGCGGTGCGTTCGCTCTTATGTGGCGATATTGTATGTGGAATAGGTGGTGAGGCGTTTAACCCCACCACCCAACCAAAGCGGGAGGCTTTACTGGTTTGCGGTTTCTTCTTCAATAGGAGAAGCTTCCACAATATTCGGGGTGTCCGTTGGTTCCTCGCTTGGAGCCGGAGTAGGCTCAGGCTCAGGAGCTACAACGGGGGATTCTGCATCACCACCCTCAACAGCATCTTCGCTGGAGATGATTGATCCAGATGCCTCAACATTTTGTGCGGCTACTTCTTCGATAGCCACCTCTTCTGATGCGGCCTCTGGTGCGATAGATTCAATAACGGTTTCTGGTTCGGTCACGGTGGTCTCCCCTATGAGTTGGTTAATTTGGCTTTGAATAAAGTCGTGAATTGCAAAAAGCTCACCAACTGAAAGTTGGAGTTCCCATGTATCGCGTTTAAGTTCTGGGTTGCTTGAGCCATTCTGATAAAACTTAACGGTATCTTGACCGACAAGTTTAATAAATGTGTTGTCTGTGGTAATATACGCATTGCCTGATTGCGGCATGTTATCCTCCCGTTAAAGTATTAACAAAACAAGGGGTCATCTTACCTAAGATGCCTGCCCGTGTCCATAATAACTTTTTTGTGGCCTCATATTGTCCTGAGCGAGGTTGCTTTCGCCGCGGTTATCGTCAGGTAGCTCGATCCACCAGCGCTTGCGCAGGTACAGCCACGCCTGAACAGCGCTATCAACGCCATCATCGTGCTTGGCTTTGGGGAACTTGGCGCATTGGGTGATAAGTTTTTGCGCCCAATCGCGGTCCATGTACCACACGGATCCGCCAGAAAGGACGATCGAGGCTACGTTGGCACGCATTATTTTGTCCGTTCCGTCCACCTTCACCCCGTAAACCGGCAAAATATCTGTCTTGCGCAGATCCTGTATCAGAGAATGGCCGCTTCCCTTTTTTTCAATCAGAATAACATCCGGGTTAAAAAGCTCCGCTGATTTTATGGCGTTTTCTTTAAGCTCCGGGTAATCCCACCGCTCTTCCACATATTCCAACAGTATGACCGAGGGACGCTTCTTTTCATCCTCTTTCAGCCCCTTGGCCATAAACACACCCCACGTGGTGCGTGCGCTAAAGTCGTTTTCCTCACCTTTTTCAAAGGCTGTATCGTATGACTGAATGATGCTGATGCACTCAGGAGGCTCTTGGCTTGGCCATTTGCGCCAGCATGCGCGTTTCAATATGCCTCCCTCATCTGTAGTCGGTAGCTGCTGATAGAGAGAGTTCCAGTGCTGCGTACCGTTGAGCATCGTCTGGACCGCCATTTCATTCTCAACCATCTCCCGTGTATACCATTCTGGCCAAAGTACTTCGCCTACAGCCCTGCCTAAAATGTCATTCTCTCTGGCAAACACCGGAAGGTTGATGACAAACCACTTCTCTTTTCCATCGCGGGCAGTGTACCAACCTGATCCGCCATCATACGTTTCTGGCAGTATTGCGCCGGATAAGTCGTCTTCGGCCCATCGTGTATTATGGCTTACGAGTCCATTGGCTATAAAGTTTTCCGTTCGCTCAACCTGAATATCAAACACATCCTCGTAACCGCTATCAAATATTTCAACAACGGTATCATGTGTGACGCTTAATGTACCTAGCTGCGGCTTGCAGTATGGCTTCTGTTTTTCCATATCCAACAGCCAGGTTGCAGTCATTGCACAAAAGCCCGCGAACCTTTTTACTATCGTGACAATGATCGACGCATAGCTTGTTGCCCCAGTGCGCCCGTACATTCTTACCGGGAGGCTGCTTGCAAATAGCGC